GTATGTATAGGAGACTTTGCAGATATGCCTAGTCTTTCTTCGTATGATGTAGGTAAAAAGATGTTTGAAGGTAGAACATATAAATCAGACATCAAAGCAGTTCACAAAGCTATGGAAAGTTTATTAGCTCCTCTATGGAGATTACAAGAGAGACAACGTAAAGCTAAACGAAAGCTTTATCAACCTAGAATGGTTCTTACTTTAGGTAATCATGAAGATCGTATAGATCGAGCTATTAATAATGATCGTAAATTAGAAGATTTAATTAGCATAGGAGACTTAAATTATGATAAGTATGGTTGGGAAGTGTATCCTTTTCTTGATGTGGTCGTTGTTGATGGTATTGCTTATAGTCACTATTTTGCAAGTGGTGTCATGGGAAGACCGATTACATCAGCTAGAACGCTCATTACTCGTAAGCACATGTCGTGTTTCGCAGGACATCAACAAGGTAGACAGATCGCTTACGGAAGCCGTGCAGATGGAAGAGAGATTACTGCTATTATTGCAGGATCATGCTATGAACACGATGAGGACTATTTAAGTTCACAAACTAACCAACACTGGAGAGGGTTCTATATGCTCCATGAGGTTAATGATGGTGCTTTTGATGAGATGGCAGTAAGCATTAATTATCTTCGTCAAAAGTATGGTAAAAAGCTTGACAAAAGCGTTTAAACGAGGTATAATATATGATACATCCATTAGAAAAGATCTTTGAAGAAGCAGTAGAACAAGCATCAGATGGTAAGGGTGAAGAAAGACATGGTAATGGTAAATGTTTTCTTACTCAACCTTGGGTTAGCTTAGCAGATACACATGGTACAGGGTTCTTAACTGGACAAGCTCAGAAGAAGATCATGGAAGCAGTAAAGAATAAAGAAGACTCTAACTATTTATGGTATAAAAGAGAGATGTTAGGAGCTATAAACTATTTAGCTATGGCATTGTTATATGAAGAAAGGATAGATGATGGTCGACACTAACCCACATACTGGAGAACGTATAGTCTCTAAACTTAGAAATAAAGATAAGTTTGATGAGAACTTTGATCGTATCTTTCGTAAAGACAAGAAAGAAGACAAAGAGAATGATAAGAAATCTAACGTTTGAAGAGCTTAAAGAAGAGCTCTGCAAGATGGAAGAGACAGAGTTATTAGAATTATTAGACATTGAATCAGAAGAAATTGTAGAAAAGTTTCAAGATAAGATAGAAGATAATTTTGATAAATTACTAGAAGAAGTTGATAATTTAAAAGAGGAGATAGATTCAGATGAGTAATTTACCTAGTGTATATCAAGACGTGATTGCGATGTCTCGATATGCAAGATTCATACCTGAGAAAAACAGACGAGAGAACTGGAGTGAAACAGTAGATCGTCTAGTTAATTACCTAGAAACAAAAACACCTGATTTAAAGAAGGAACTTAAAGAAGTTAAAGAAGCTGTTCTTAACCTTGAAGTTATGCCTTCTATGAGATTATTAATGACTGCAGGAGAAGCATGTGAGAGAGACAACATCTCTGCTTATAACTGTTCTTATCTAGCAGTGAATAATAAACGAGCATTTAGTGAAGCTCTATACATCCTAATGAATGGGACTGGTGTAGGTTTTAGTTGTGAGAGACAGGAGATTGATAAGTTGCCCTCTATCCCCTTAGACCTTGATACCTGTGATGACTTAATTGTTGTCGAAGACAGTAAACTTGGTTGGGCAAAAGCTTTCAAGAAACTCCTGTCATCACTTTATGAAGGAGATATTCCTACGTTTGACTTCTCTAAAGTTAGACCTGCAGGAGCTAGACTAAGAACATTTGGAGGTAGAGCCAGTGGTCCTGATCCATTAAAGAAACTATTTACTTTCGTAGTGGATACGTTTAAACATGCTAAAGGACGTAAGCTTAACTCTATCGAAGTACATGATATTATGTGTATGGTAGGAGAAATCGTTGTAGTTGGAGGTGTAAGACGTTCTGCTCTTATCTCTTTATCTAACTTAACTGATCGCAGAATGCGTGAAGCTAAAATGGGAGCCTGGTATAATGATCACCCACATCGAGGTCTTGCCAACAACTCAGTTGCCTATACAGAAAAGCCTGACAGTGAAACTTTCATGGAAGAATGGGTATCATTGGTTAAGTCTAAATCAGGTGAACGAGGTATCTTTAATCGAATCGCTGCACAGGATCAAGCGAATAAATGGGGACGTAGAAGTCCAGATTTCAGTTACGGAACCAATCCTTGTTCAGAGATTATACTCCGTGATAAACAATTCTGTAACCTTACGGAAGTGGTCGTACGAGCAAATGATACAGAAGAATCCCTTGCAAGAAAAGTTCGACTTGCCACTATTCTTGGTACTATCCAATCGACTCTAATAGACTTTAAGTTTCTATCTGCTGAATGGAAACAGAATACAGAAGAAGAAAGATTACTTGGTGTATCAATGACAGGTATTATGGATGCTGAGATTACTTCTAATCCTAATCCTGAAATGTTAGAAAGGTTAAGAGATGAAGCAAGAAAGACAAACGAAAAGTATGCTAAGAAATTGGACATCCCTGTTTCTGCATCAATTACTTGTGTTAAGCCTAGTGGTACTGTTTCTCAGCTTGTGGACAGTGCAAGTGGTATACATACACGACACAATGACTATTACTACAGACGAATCAGAATGGATAAAAAGGATCCAATCTATACGTTCTTAAAAGAAAAAGGTGTAGAAGTAGAAGATGAAGCTTATAGACCTGACTCTACTGCTGTGTTTACATTCCCTATGAAAGCTCCTAAAGGTGCTATTCTTAGAGATGGACTAACAGCTATTGAACAGTTAGAGAACTGGATTATATATCAAAGACATTGGTGTGAACACAAACCTTCAGTCACTATCTCTGTTAAAGATGATGAGTGGGTTGAGGTAGGTGCATGGGTATGGAAGCATTTTGATGAGATCAGTGGCGTATCATTCTTACCTCACAGTGATCATACTTATCAACAAGCTCCTTACGAAGACTGTACTAAAGAGCAGTATGAAGAGCTTCTTGCTAGAACTCCTAAGACTATTGATTGGACAGAGTTTACAGAAGAGGAAGATAATACCATTGGTCAACAAACATTAGCTTGCACTGCAGGCAGTTGTGAGATATAATGATCGCTACAATTCAACCAATATGTGGAGTTCAATTAGGCATAGAGTTTACTGAAGCAGAAGTAAATGGTACTGAAATAAGTTACTGCTTGATTGATTTATTAATAATCAGAATTCAATTAGCGTGGTATAAATAATGAAAGTATGTATAATTGGTTCTCGCTCTATCGATAAAGCAGAAAAGGTCTTCCCTATCATAGATCGCTTTATCAAAGAGCATGGCACAGGCACTCTCACCTTCCTCCTAGGGAGTGCCAAAGGTGTCGATCCATTGTCGAAGAAGTATGCTGAGACTCGAGGAATAGATGTGGTAGAGTTTATACCTTATCATCTAATAGACCCTACAGCAGACTTTGACAGTAAGTATTTCTTTGTTAGAACTAAACAGATGATAGATAACGCAGATAAAGTTCTAGCTATCTGGGATACTCGTAGTAAAGGTACAGAGTATGGTATTAAGTATGCCCAGAAAAGAAATCTACCAGTGATGGTAGTTAAAGTCCCTGACTAGGGAGACATGTATGGTAGTAGGGGTTCGCCTCTCCTCTACTACCTTACTTTACAGGAGACATATATGTTTGAATATGTTTTAGTTGTATATATCAACAACACACCTATGTATAAGGGCAACTTTGAATCATGTGCCCATGCTACAGACTATGTTAATAAATGCTTAATAAATACAATAGAGCCTAAAGACTTTAGGACTGCTTGTCTTTATCAAGATTATATAAACCTACCTGCCAATTTCCATCCATTTTATCCTGGTAAGGAATGTTCCAAAGATTAATTGGAGGTAGTTTAAACGATCCCCAGTTAATCAATGAATGGACTCTTTCCTTGAGCTATTCGTTTCTTAGCATGTTCTATAGCTTTTTTCTTTATAGCTTCAGGAAATTCTTTATCATTAGTCATTGTTAATAGTTCTTGTATCTCTGCTTTAGTTAGAGTAGGTACGATAGAAGGTATTAATACTTTCTTACCATCTATTGTAGGTTCAATAGAATACTCTGTCATTACATAACCATCTGGTCTTTCTAAAGGTCCTAACCATCCTGCTCCTTTATAAGTACCATCTTTTCTAACTCCACCAATAGACTTCATAATAGTATCAAGAGGTACTTCTTTACCTTCTACTTTAGTAATACCCTGTAGTAGTTTTCCTAATACTTGAGGATTATTGATATCTATTTTGTCATTAGCTTTAACTCCAATAGATTGTGCTACTATCTTTTCATAATTAGCTTGACTAATATCTTTCTCACCTCTTCGATCTGAAGCAGGTCTCCACAGAGATATAACATCTTTAACAGACTGTGTAGGTTTACCTTTAGCAGGACCTTCTCCTGCAAAGTATCTATATACTTGATCAGCAGAAGCTTTAATACCTTCTTCTACAGTCTTAAACTCTCTAAAAGACTTAGCATCTGCAGTTTTAAGGTTTGTTGGGTTATTGCTGCCAGTAGTATTATCTGATTGCGATACTACTGGCTCACTGCTTTTGTGAGGGAGATACTCCTGTAAGCCCCAATGAGGGGATAGCAGAGTAAAACTCATCTGCTGCTTGGTCAAGAGACATACCTGAAGTATGATAGAAAGCCCTAAAGCTAGCATTAATTTCTTTAACTGCTCTACTGAAAGTAGATCCAACAGGTAGACCCTGGATTGCAATAGTACCATCTTCTCTCCTTACTGTCTTTAACTGCAGATCAGGATTAGCTTTTATAAATTCTCTTGTAGTATTTTCTAATACTTTAGAGTAATTCATGATATTCTGATTAGCATTCATTACATTTGTAGGATCTAGTTTACCATATATTTCTCTAATAGAAGGGTCTTGTAAAGAATTAATTAGGTTTCTAGTAGCAAGAACTCCCTCTTGTTGAGAGAGGTTTTCATTACCAATAACACGATTGTTTTTATCTATAGCATCATCAAACTTAGGAATATCATTCTCATTTATTTTAGCTGATTTCAAAGTTCTTTCAGTATAATCTTGTAAAGAAGACTTACCTTTAAGTTCTTTTTTAGGTTTAATAGCTCTTGTCGAATAACCATCATCATCAGGTGTACCAATAGTATAGGTAGACTTTTTAATATCTTTCCATGATTCAGTTACAAATTCAGATCTAAACAATTCAGGATAGTCTTTAGCCATATCCATTAGGTAATTAAATTTGTATAAGTCTTTACCCTCTGCTTCTAGATCTCTAGCTATCCTTTTAATAGCTATGTTTTTATTAATTGCTA